ACGGATATTTAACTCTTTGTAGTGCTAATCTTCGTCCTTCTACTGTCATTACTCGTCCTAATGAGTATGTTGGTGTGGCAACTTATGTTGGTCAGGGATCGGATCCATTTTCAGTTTCCGGAATCGGTTTTAAACCAGATTTTATATGGGTTAAACGTAGAAATGCCGAAGAACCACATATTTTATTTGATAGTGTCCGTGGGGTTCCTAATGCATTAACAACAAGTGATAGTGGAGGAACTAGTGTAGAATTCACAAATGAACCAATTGCTTCTATTGACAGGGATGGATGGTCTTATGGTAGTGGAACTTCGGCAGCACTTAAAAATAGTGGTGGAAGTTTTGTTGCTTGGACTTGGAAAGCAGGTGGAAACTCAAACACCTTTAATATTGATGATGTTGGTTATGCAAGTGCTGCGGCCGCAGGATTAGATGGTGGAACCATTACTCCTACTGGTGCTTCTGTGAACACCAAGAGTGGGTTTAGTATCATAACTTACACCGGAAATGAAACTCAAGGTGATACCGTTGCTCATGGGCTTGGAAAAAACCCAGCATTTATTATAATTAAAAGGAGAACTGGTGGAACTTCTAGTTGGTTAGTTGGACACCAATCACTTGCAACAAACTGGGGACAAGTTTTGTATCTTAATTTACCAGACGGACAATTTGATCAAACAGCACCATTTAATGATACAGCACCAACATCAAGTGTTTGGACAATGTGGGATAGTTCCAGTAATAATGCTTCTGGAAGCACCTATGTAGCTTATCTATGGGCAGATGTCCCCGGACTGCAGAAATTTGGTAGTTTTGAGGGAAATGGAAGTTCAGATGGTCCCTTCGTAGAATTGGGTTTCCGTCCGGCAATAGTTTTATTTAAGAATATTGATACTGGAGGAACAAATTATGATTGGGTTTTATATGATTCTGAGCGCAGTCAATATAATCCAAATGATAAGTTCTTATGTCCCAATTTATCTAAAATAGAAAATGTAAGAGGTGATGGAACCACTGATAATGCTAGATATGTTGATTTCTTAAGTAATGGATTTAAAATTCGTAATGATTCCAGTCCTGTTAATGCTTCGGAAACAATAATCTACGCAGCATGGGCAGAAGCACCTTCATTCAACCTCTACGGAGCACAGTCCAACGCAAGGTAGGACACTTTAAAAACTGACACACCAAACCCTGCAGTGACCCTGTGGGGTCTTATAGTATGAGGAGACACACAGAGGAGATGACCACTACACAGAAACTAATCTTTATTGCATCCTTTGTATGGATGATGCAGTGGGGAACTCGTGTAACATCGCTTGCTATCAATGCACTTAATTGAATGTCTGCCAGAGGGGTCTAAAATTGCCTGTGAGAGCACTGTTGATTGGTTCCTGATGGAATACCTATCTGACTATGGCATAGACCTTACAGTGGAGCATTTAGACCTCTCTGATGAAGGTGTAACTGGTTGGTGTATGAAACTAGGACCATCTGAATACATTATTCAAATACACAATGATCTTACAGGTGATGAATACACTTCTACCATTTTACATGAATTATATCATGTGTATCAACATTTGAACAATTTACCTCAATGTGAAACCTGTGCTTACCTAGCAGAAAAACAACTGCTTGACAAGTATCAAAATCATTGCTAGACTAGGTTTGTCCAGGATGATAAGGGTAACTACGCGATTCTTTTAAGACTTATGAAGACCAAATTTGTCACTGTAAAACCTGTAAGTAGAAAAGCAAAGAATCGCTTTTCTAACTTGATGAATGAGTTACATTCCTGTAGAGTAGAACAGGAAGACCAAGAGAAGATGTTTCTTGCTTCTATTACTGGCAAATACTTCTTTTGGATGAGCAAAGAAAATGATCAAAATTGGAGCATCATCAAATGACGTTGACTTACAACAAAACCTGGGAAGTAATGAATGGTCTTGAAGAAGCATTCAATAAGATTACTACCATTGAATTCTTGGTTGAAGAACTGAGTGAAGCAGTTTTTCAAAATGACACTGATAGAGTAGCAGATGTAAGTAAAGCACTGGTTTCTTATCTTCCTGTCTATGTGTCACACTATGAGAAAGCATCTCAACGTGCTTGGAATAATACTGTAGGTGAAGTGCGTAAGATTGACAATCCTTACCATATCAAGGAAAGTGAACTAGATTATGAAGAGATTCTTAAGTTTGAAGAAGAAGATCAAAATTTGGTGTATAATTAATTAGTATCTTCACCACCAACTATGACCCATCCCAAAGATCGTAATCTTGAAGTTGAGAAAATTGAATCAATTCGTAAAGCGGTCCAGGATAGTGGCATTCGTGCTGTACATCCTGATAAACTTGAAGAATGGGCAGAATACCTTGTGAGGCAACTTAAAAAATGAGTATTGACAGAATCCTTGAAAACCTAGAGATAACAGATGTTGATGAGTTTCTTGCTGATTGTCAGCAGGAAGCAGATAAACTTGGCATTACTTTAGAATATTATCTTGAAGAGTTTCTGTGACAAAAGAACAAAAACTAATTCTTGCCTCTATGCAGGTCAACAATCTAATCAGTCTTCTGGGAGAAAATGAATACCAATCATACTTCCATAGAAGACTGATTACCATCAAATGTGAACTAGAAAGACAGTTGACCAATATCACTCATTCTAGTAAAATAGAGGAGTAATATAAGGAGACGATGAAGTATCTCTATTGTGTAGATCATTTTGTTCCATTCCCTCAGTCAGAGTATGGTGGTCTTTGGAATGTCATTGCTGAAAGCGATGAACAATGTTTTGATATCATTGTGTGTGAAGATGATGATTTGAACATTGGTTGTTATGGAAAACTTAGGGAGAACATTAAAAAAGCCCCTAAATATGCCTTAGTTGGCAAAGAAGAGTCTAAACTTGTAACCTCCTTTCTTACCTAAAATGTCAGAAAAACTTATTAGCAAACTTCAAGAACATGTCAAAGAACTTGAAGCTAAAGTCAAAGAACAAGAAGATGAAATTTCCAAGTTGAATGATTTAATCAAGTTGATTGAAGCAGACATGGTTTGCAATAAGGAATATGATGACTGATAAAGAAAAAGCAGCACTTGGTCTTATGATTGAAAGTGTTCTTAAAGCAGATCCCAGACTTCGTGGTTGTGCTTACAATCAAGGATGCTATGATGAACTGATGATCTGGCGAGAGAAAATGTTGGAATTGCTTTACAGTTATGAAAAAGAAAGTTAAGTTCTCCTATCAGGAAACTGATATTGTCTTTGGCAACTATGACATTATGTTTCCACAGACAGAGCACACCAAGACTCATATGGTAGAATTTGATGGTGATGCTGAACTGAGGGATTATTTTAGTCAATTTACTAAGTTTTTAGTAGAAATTGGTTTTACCAAAGAAGAAGTCTTTGGACAAATCCTTCGTTATTGCAACTATCAAGATGAAATTTCCCCATAAAGCACCTTCTGGTTATGAATATTGGAGTGATGAATACTCCAAAACTATCACCAGGATTTGGATACGCAATCTAGGTGAGTTTTCATATACTGATGAACAACCCAGCAGTATCTGGGGATTTTTTAATCGCAAGACAGGAGAGTATATTGCTCCTATCAACTCTAAGAAACCAGGTAAAGTTGTAGACATCAAGGATACAACTCCCTATTCAGCAATGCAACTCAATCTCAACCCACTAGAAAGAGCATTTCTATGAGAACCTACACTCCTCGAGTTAACGATTATGTTAAGTGGAAAGGTAATGAAGGATGGGTATATTATGTTGATCAAGAATATATAACCATTGAGGTGAGTGTAAAGTGTAAAGATGATATGAATATTTCTGCTTGTCCTATTCATCAAAAGTATCATACTTTAGTTGTATGCTATTCACAAAATTGGGGTGAGTTGGAGTATATTAAATCCAGAGAATCTGTATATGACAATGAGAGATAGAATCATATTCATACTTCCCTTTTTACAATTTGTGATTGCCATCATTACATTGTGGAGAGTAGAAAACCCACCTGTGATTACATCTGTCTGTCAAAGACAATATGATGGCACTACATTTTGTTATCAAAGAAAATAGGACAACTACCAATGAAAAAGATTATCCTGGCAGCACTGATGGCACTATCTGTTGGAGCAGGTGATGCTATTGCCAAACCTACCAAAGGTTATTACACCATGGACGCAATGGGTTGTATGATGTTGCGTGAGTGTAAAGATGGTGTAAAGGAAGTCTTTTCTATGTTAGACATCTCATCAGAATATGGTAATATAGACGATTTTACCAATGTAGCATTAGAGTTTAACTATATGCTATCTTCACTCAATACTATTGGTGTGAAGGTGTTTCTTGCTGATGAAAAGTATTTCCCTCCTGGTCACAGAGGGGTTTATCATACTGTTAGCAATAATTTCTATCTCAACAAAAGGTTTATGCACAGACCTAATGTGTTGATGACTGTAATGCGTCACGAAGGATGGCACGCAGCACAGGATTGTATGGCAGGGTCTATCAAGAACTCTATGATTGCTATTATTCATTCAGAGGAAGAAGTTCCTTCAATTTGGAGAGAGACAGCAGAGAGAACTTATCCCAAGTCTGCTGTACCCTGGGAAGCAGAAGCAAAATGGGCAGGTTATACAGAAGATATGACTGCTGATGCTCTCAAGTCTTGTGCTGCTGGAACTATGTGGACTGATTATAAACTAACACCTCTCACTAAAAAGTGGTTGATGGAAAATGGTTACATCAAAGAATAAGAGTAAATCCCTCTGGAGATATTGGAGTTATGCCATAGGTCAAAAAGAGGGGAGGAGTAATGAAGAAGCAGACAAAATTGCCATCATCAGAACTCTGATAATGATACAGTTGATTGTTACAAATTTCTTTATTATTGCTGGAAATGTAAAAAATCTATTCTTTGACACTAAATATAGTGAACAATGTCCAGTTAGTAAACTGTCCACTTCCCCTTGACTATGGGCAGCAGTTGATCTATCATTAGAGTGTAATCAACAGGAGTGCTTCCAATGTCTTTCACTTACTTTCCCACTAAAGCAAAGTATCGCATCACTCTAGAATTGGATGTGATGGATGACTTTAATCCTCATCAGGTAGATTGGGAGAAACTGCTAGACATTCAGGGTTCTGAATCTGTTAATGCTTATGTGGAAGACTTGAGCACACCTGACCGTTGGTGATTAACTGGTCATGAGACTAAATAGTATGAAGATAATTTAGTCTCATGGCATACTATATTACCAGACCAGAAACATTAAATCCTTCCAGTGTTGTTTACTATACTGGTGGCAACACTTGGTCTGATAATCCTGCTGACAAAGCAACCTTCACTCAATCTAAGGCAAATAAAATTATTGCCAATCCTGATGGCAAAAATGGTGGATTTGCTAACGCTACTGTGGTGTCAGAATGAAGAACTTCCAAGATTTTATTTCTGAAGCAAATTATGATCCTGAGATACAAGGTAGATCTCAGATCAAACAAACTGGAGAGGGTGGTCGTAAAGAACCCAAGAGAGAAACTGCTGCTAGAAGACGTCCAGGTGTGAAACCTAGAGTCAAAGCAGTTGGTGGTGGTAAAACAGCACCTGTAGGAGAATATAAGACTAGAAAGGATGTAGGTAAGACACAAGCAAGAAGTGAAAGAGAGTCTCAACCAGAGAAAGAACGTGGGTCAGCAGAGGTAAAACAATCCTACGCAGACAAGGTTAAGGCAGAACGTAAAAAGGCAGCACAGGCAAGAATAGCAGCACGTAAATCAGGTGGTGAGGTGAAGAAAGACACCACATCATCTAAAGATGCTGAAAAGACTGCCAGCAAACTGTTGAAGAAAAAGGCAGAGAAAAAGGTATCCCCTTCATATACTCCACAGAAAGCATCTGGACTCACCAGAAAAGAGAGAATGTCTCAACAACGTAAAGGTGAAGGAGTCCTTAAAGATATTATGAAGAAACAAGAGGTGGATAAGTATAAGAAAGAGACCGGCAGCAACCCTGATAGAAAAGGTATGACTAAGATTTTAGGTAGGGTCAACAGGAGGATGAGCACGTGAGAACATTTCAACAGTTCCAAGAATATGCTGGTCAACCTATCACTAATGCTGCTCCCACTGGTTTAACATCAGGAACCAGAGGTGGTGAGACAAAACCAAAACAACCTAGTCTTTTAGATAAGATTAGAGGTAAGGCAAATGCCAAGAAAGCAACTAATAATACTGCTAAACAAGCAGGGCAATCTGTAAAGAATGCCACTGATAATACTGCTGGAACAGGTTCACAAAGAAAACCACAACCTTATAGACAAGCAAATAAAACTGCATCACCAAAACCAGAGAAAGGTGGAGCACTTGCTAAGAGTGGTGATAAGAAAGAACCAATAGCAAAAACTAAGTCTTCTCCTATTCAAAAGGTGAAAGTTGATGTACAACAACCTGCTAGACCTATGTTAGGAACAGCACAGAGACCTGATTTGACAGGAAAACCTGAACAAAAGAGACTCCCAGGTGCCACCAGAGCATTACCTCCAGCAAAGAGTTAAAGTTAGTAACCTCCAAAGGTCTGCTATAGTGTCCAGAGCACTCTGCTCAAATTCATTTCGTTATGCAAGACAAAATCAATCAAGTTAAGACTTTTGTTCAAGAGAATGTTTCTAATGAACTTCTCAAGAATGTTGGTCTTTCCACTGCTATTTTGTTTGTGGTGATTGTTTCGCAACTTCTTGTCCATGAGGTTGTGATGGTTGTTGATAACATCCCTGTGTTCAATGGTGTTATGGAAATCATTGGACTTGTTGCTTTTATCAACTTCTGTCGCAACAACTTGATTACTGTTGACCAACGTGCTAATCTGGTAGACAAAGTTCAAACAACCATCAAAGAAGTTACTGCTTGAGGAGTTTATCTCCTCTCTTTTTTTATCTGAATTAAAGTTAGTAACCTCCAAAGGTCCACTATATTACTGATACACATTTGATGATTAAACTTCGCCCTCACCAGCAGACAGCACTTGACGCTATGCTTCAATCTGCCTTGGGTCAGATTATTGTCCCCACTGGTGGTGGTAAGACTTTGATCGCAATTATGGATGCGGTTAAACGCTTTGAGGTGAATGTTCCTCGCAATATTATTGTTGTCTGCCCCAGGATTCTGCTGGTTGAACAACTCTCTGCTGAGTATCTTGAGCACATTGTCAATGCTAATGTGCTTCACGTTCACAGTGGTGAGACAAAGCATTTCAGGACTACCAAACCTGAGCGTATCAAACTGTTTGTAGAGATGTGTAATACTGTGCGTGAGCACACTATTATCTTTACCACATATCACTCTCTTCATCGCATTCAAGAGGCAGGAATTGATGTAGATACTATCTACTTTGATGAGGCACATAACAGTGTTCAGCGTCACTTCTATCCCTCCACTGAGTATTTCAGCAAGAAAGCAGATCGTGCCTTCTTCTTTACTGCTACCAGGAAGACTTCTGTCATTCCTAAGAAACCAGGTATGAACTGGGTAGAAACTTATGGGCAGGTGATTGCTAGGGTTTCTGCTCCTGAACTGGTCCAGAATGGTTACATCCTTCCTCCCAAAGTGAAGGTGATTGAGATGGATAAGTATCCTGTAAAAGCAGTCACTCCTTGTATGGATACTCGCAATGTGTTGGCATCTATTGATGAGATTGCTATCAAGAAAGTTCTGGTTTGTGTAAAGACCAGCAAGCAGTTGATTAACTTGTTCCAGACTGATTTTGCTGATCAGTTGGCAGAACGTGGTTATTCTTACCTCTACATTACATCCAAGACTGGTGCTGTGATTGATGGTAAGAAAGTCAACAGGGAGAAGTTCTTTGAGACTTTGAATGCTTGGGGTAAGGATCATAACAAGAAATTTGTTGTTCTCCATCGCTCTATTCTGTCTGAAGGTATCAACTGTAGTGAGTTGGAAGGTGTCATCTTTATGCGCAATATGGATGCCATTGAACTCACTCAAACCATTGGCAGGGTTGTACGCATTGGGTCTGAATCTAAGACCTATGGTATGCTGTGTGTGCCTGTTTATTCCAATGTAGGTATTGCCACTGAGAAATCCTTACAGAAGGTTGTTGACATTGTGTTTGAGCAAGGTGAAATGTTGGATTCTGTAACTCGTCGATGAAGATTATTAACCACAACTCAACCATTCTAAATGCTGTCAATGAGGAGACAGGATTTATGACTGGAAAATATACTGACCCTCTAGTCTATGCTGCTGTTCCTGTTATGGGAAGTAAGACTGCTCTTGCTATCATACATCAAGGTAGTGTTATCAAAGAGTGTAGAAATAGAAAGTCAGCAATTAACTTTATAGATAAGCACAGCAAGTCTCATAAGAATGAAAAAAAGAATTAAGACACTAGGAGAACTCCAGAAACACGTAAATGCTTTGGCAAAGCGTCATGGTGAGACAGCACCTTGCTGTGTCTGGATGATCACCAGAGATGATCTTGTGACTGTTGATAGCACCAACAGGGATGTGCTGGTTGACGCCAACACTACAAAGAGTATTATGTTGGATATAGACACCTTTGAGTATGGTTTCATACAAGATCACCTTCAAAGAATTGTTGGTAATGAACTGACAAGTCGCAACCTATAATTGTTAGTAACCTCCAAAGGTCCCCTATAGTATGAGCACAACAATGACAATGGAACTTGACACTCAACTTCAAAGAATTGTTAAGTATCTTGGTGATGCTGTAACTGTCTGCTATAATGTAGATGAAGACTCAGATGATTACAATAAGACATATCCTTTTGCCACTGGTTATTCTAAGTCTGCTATGAGCACTGCTGTAGAAGATCTTAACAAAATTATCACTCAAATTCAATCTATTCAGTGTGAGGAAGAGGACTAATGGAAGTTACCAGAGAAAAACTCATAGAAGCACTCTACAATGAGTATCTTTTTCTATGTCACGATGATTTTGAACCTGGTGTGGATATAGAACCAGAGGTGTATCTTACTATGCTTAATGATATGACCATTGAAGAGTTAGTTGATGAAACTGGCACAGATGAATACTATACTTTAGAAGAATATATGAGTTGTTATTGTTAGTAACCTCCAAAAGTCACCAGTAGTAACTGAACACACATTATGAAAATTACTGAAAAACAAGTTTGTGTTGATCTGATGGGTGAACACATTTTCAAAAGGTTTGAGAAACTGATGAATAAAGATAAGCACCAAGATGCTATGTCTCTCTTCCAAGAGTGGAATGTAAATATGGAAGATCCTGAGGATGGAAATCATCAATTTCTCTTCATCAATGATCTAACTGAAGTCTGAAAGTCCTCTGTAGTATAACACTGATTGATTGCTATGTTTGAAGAACTCTGGTCTGAAATTCAAGATATGCCTGGTGAAATCTTTGATATGGAAAATCTAGAAGAACAGCAGGATGATGATGATAAAACTTTTGCTGCCTTCTTGAAATCTGATTGGGATTTCTGATACACTATTCAACAACAAACACTCCCTATTTTATTATGAACAACTCCTCTGCTATTCTTCGTGAACTCCAAGATCTGAAGAAAACCTGGCGAATTCAGAACTTTACCTATTCCAAAGAGCAACAAGAACGTTATGATGAACTGCTGCTACTTCGCAGGGCATTTGTACAGTTCTGGAAAGAAAATGGTATGGTTTGGGTTGGTCCAAGCAATGCTGGTAAAAACTTCCAAAAGGATGAAGATTGATTGAATTAAAGTTAGTAACCTCCAAAAGTCCACTGTAGTATAATCACACTCAAACCCATGTGTTACCAACAAGACATTAAAGAACTCACCGTCACTAAGTCACTCAAACTCCTGCGTGATGGTTTCAAGTATGAACTTGCTGATTTTATCTACTCTGACCCTAGATTCACAGATCTTTTACAAGAACTCACCAGTGAGTTTGTAGAAGATAATATCCCTGTGGTTGATGAAGATAACCAGATGGATCTGGCACTTATGTTACTTGAAACCATCAAAGTTACTACCTATTAAAGTTAGTAACCTCCAAAAGTCCACTGTAGTATAGAACAGAACTGATTATGACTGCCACTCACATTGAACATCCTGAAGATACAATCCTGACAGGTGATCTATCTGTTCTTGATGTACTTTATGATGAGGCATCTATCTCTATGAAGATGGATGGTGTTTCATTGGTTTGGGGAACTAATCCTGCCAATGGTAAGTTTTTTGTCTGTACCAAGAGTGCATTTAACAAGAAGAAGATTCGCCTTTGCTATAACAGTGATGATGTATATTGTCACTTTGGGCATCAAGAATCACTGGCAGAAGTTCTAAACTATTGTCTGGAACACCTGCCTCTTACTGATAACATCTATTGGGGTGATTTCCTTGGGTTTGGTGGTACTGACACCTTCCAACCTAACACCATTGCTTATGTCTTCCCAGAGAAGATTGAGCAACTGCTTGTCATTGCACCACACACTCAAGTGTATATCAATGGTGAAATGTGTGATGCAGTTTGTGAACCTCTGTGTGAGACATTTGTTGACACTGATGATATCAAATGGGTACAACCCTCTGTGGATAGGGTATATGCCTCTGCAAGGGCACCGAAAGTTAATGTAGATACAATTCCCTTCCTGAGTAAGAAAGAGGCAGAGATTGCCAAGCAAGAGATCAATTCAGTGATCAAATCTGGTAAGGAGTTGGATGATGCTACTCTGACTGAAATCCTTGGTTCTCCTCAACTTGCTAACCTATATCAGTTGATTATTGAAATCAAGGAAGACTTGATGGATAGTTTCATCATTCATGATGCACCTATGTCATTCATCTTTGAAGATGTGCAGATTGATGGTGAAGGTTTCATCTTCCATTCTGAGAACTATGGTACAATCAAACTGGTAGACAGGGAGATCTTCAGTTATGCTAACTTTGCTACTGGTAAGTTCCAATGAGCATCTTTAGATATCTGTATTGGTCCATTCTTGGGTGTGGTGCTGTATTTGTTATCAATGTACTGACAAAAACCCAGTGATAAAGTTAGTAACCTTCAAAGGTCACCAGTAGTAACTGATAGAGACTTATGACTTATTATGCATATGGCAAGTGGAAAGATTCTAGTGGTAGGAGGCATAATTTTACCATTGAATCTGACAGGGCAGAGACTAGATTTATCAAAGAACTAGTTGCTGCTCAATATCCTTGCTATGAGAATGATGTCACTGTAAATGGTGTAAATGGTAAAGCACGATATGGTTATAAGCAAGAGCGATTCTCTGGTTATAATCAACAACCCATTACTAATTCTACACCAACTGATGTTACTTCTGGAACTGTTGGTGTTAATGATGAGGAATATAGCAGTGGAGGCAGTAACTTTGAACAGGGAGATGCTACTGGTCTAGCAGCACTTTTAGGCATTGCTGTTGGTGGTATTTTTGTATATCAGTTGCTTCCTGTTATAGCATTAGTGGGTGCTGGTGGATTAGCATTTAAGGAGACTAAGAAACGCACCTCTGGTGTACAATGGTTGAAGAGAACTGGCATTATGTTGTTGACAACTGGTGTAGCATCTATGGTATCATTCTATGGAACTTCTGGTGTGAAGTCTAATGTAGATGCTGCTCTGTATGAATGGTGGTATGAAACCCCAGCACAAGTCTCTAACTGATATTGTTAGTAACCTCTAAAGGTCATCTATAGTACAAGCACACATTAAAGCACAACAAATGGCAACTCGTTCCTGTATTGGTATTGAACTTTCTGATGGTTCTATCCTTTCTGCCTATCATCATTGGGATGGTTATCCTGAGTGGTTGGGTCGCATCCTGAAGACACATTACAACACTAAGGATAAAGTTGCAGAACTAATTGATGGTGGTGATATGTCATCCTGCTGGACTAATGAGAGGTGGGGAGATAAGAATGAGTATGGGGGTCAAATGAAGAATGAAGTTGAGGAATATGGTCCTCAATACTATTCTCAGAGGGGTGAGAAGTGTCCTCCTACTCTATGCAAAGATCTGAATGAGTTTCTTACTTATACTGA